CTTAGGTGCGCACGTCTATTTTTCCGATTTCGAGATACGCTATGCGAGCATATCCGATTTCGTTAACTTTAGGCTCCCCACCCACTTCGTCCTGACTAGACTAATGGGCGTCGGCGTCGCGGCGGGGCCGCGACTACGATTCGATCCGTTAGTTCTACAGGGGGAGTGGCCCCACGAGCACCGATTGAGCGGAGCTTCGTCCACAGGGTTATCAGCCGTGTGGACGGCGCGACCTCGTCGGTCTCCCGATCGAGGTAGTCAATTCGCGAAGGAAGGGCAGCGATGCCCTCCTCCGTCTCAAAGATCTCCGTCCAAAGCTCGTCTAGCTGCTCCCACTGAGGCTGCGTTTTAGGTTGCAGCACTTGAAGCCGTTCATCGGCTCTCTCCAGTACCTTACGCAACTTAGACGTAAACGGGTACGCAACCCACTCAGAGAAGAATGTAGCCCAGACGTCCCGATGGACATCCAGACCCAGGGTCTTCCTGAGGTCCTCTCCCCACGGACATTTCCGTGAAGAGGGTCTCCCCTTAGTAGCGGTAGTGTCAGGCTTAGTCTTCCGGCTGTCTTTGACAGTCAGATCGCTAAACTGGCACTCACGTGCTAAGTAGAGCGTGTGCGTGAACCGCTGCGCCCGTTGCAAGATAGAGGATGTCAGCCGCTCCCAAAGAGCCTGAGCCGTAGCCCAAACTCTATGGTCCCGTAACTGACTTTCCCTTCCGGGACCAATGGCACTTAACCACGCCTCAACAGGCATTGGCCAAACACCACCCGGTCGGGTAAGATATCCTAACAAACGGCCCTGACGATTCCCTACACTGAACGCGACTGGCAGCCGCGCTAAGTTTCGGTAACCGAAGCCAGCAAAGCGTGCTACGGATGACATTCGTAGGGTTACGAACGTCATACACTTTCTCACCAATTGCTCAAGAGCTCCTAGGTGGCAAAGGGCCACTACGAGCTCAGCAAGAGGGATAGGTGTAGCTTCCCGCCCCGCGATCCAAGTCCGTTTGGCGAACTCTAAAGAACCCGAAGCCGATACCATCGATTTGGCTAACGAGATATCGACCCCGATCTCCTTCATGACCGCGAGGTACTTCACTGCGACGGCTTGGTCAGCGATGACCACATCGTCTCCAAGCACCGCATATCCTAAGAACCAGCTGGTTCGTATAGGATACGCAAGGTGTGCAGCGTATTGTACAATGGCATGATGAGTCAATGCGAGCATAGCCCAACTTGACAACGCCCCCATAGGCTGCCCCACGGCGTACCAAACCGCATTAAACCCCAGATTGTAGCTCTTCGCTACTTTCGGGAGCATATACGGATGGCCTACCATGAAGTCGGCCCATAGGTTCGTCAGATCATCACCCAGCAACGGTCGTAATAGACTAAGTTGGAGGCTCAGAGGGAGTCTATCCGTCGCCGCTGAAAGATCGTAGGAGGCGATCCAAAATCGCTCCCTTCCGATCCGCTTGAGCAGGTTACGTATGGGCTCCACCTGATCAAACGTCCCATCATTCGGGAGGAGTCTCAAATGACGGAAAATCCACCGATGCAAGGGATACATCAGTGTCTGAGTGATGATATTCATCATGGCAAAGACGCGGATCTTCCCTGGCTCCTCCTTGAAACCCAACCGTCCGAAATGGAGCGGCCCAATGCGCGCGTTCTGGAAGGCCAAGAGGTAGTCCTCTTCACAGAGGGGTCCCTCCCGACCAACCAGATGCGGCAAGTTCCGCACCAAATCCTCCCGAGACGCGCTTCGACCGTACAGAAATGCAAGCCTTAGCAAGCACTTCCGTACAGCCTGCCACGCCCAGAGAAAGTCCAGCTCGCCTATCATCTTGAGCCACCTAGCTAGCATGAGGGACCGGCGTCTGTCACTCGACCAAAGGAAAATATCCAATGGAAGAGCGGTCAGAGCACCGAGCCCCCGGCTATTAGGCGAACTCTTTTTGATAAACGGAATAGACTTGATAGTCAGATCCCGAGTCGGATCCAGCTTCCACTCGGACCCGCTGATAAAGCGAGCCCGGGAGTAGAAGGAAGGTACCCACGCTTCCCATCTCCCCATAAACGCCGATAGGTCGACCCCCGGGTTCGTTATCGTCTTCAGCTTCAGCGCTCCCTTGAACTCTACCACCCTGTAGAGCCCAAAAAGAGTTAGCCAAAGCCGAATGATCGATACGTCACCCTTAAGGATCGACGTTCGGTGCTGAGGGTTGATGATCCGCTGAAGGCCCTTCCGAGTCC